TGCTAATGAATAAATTTGATGTAAGACCATCAAAAACAACAGTTACCTATGGTCATACAGATACAACAAACGATACAATAAAGGATGCAAAGAATGATTCAACAACAACTGCTGATTCTGAAAAGCAATCGTGGACTGTGAAACAAGAATTTATATGGGGAAGAAATAAATGAACGGAATGAAGTTTAATTTAAGCATAATTTTTGCAATCATTTTGCAAGGTGTGGCTTTGACATGGTTTTTGGCAAATCAAAATTCAAAAATAGATACATTGTATAAAGAGTTTGAAAACAATAACAAAAAAGAAGTAATTGAAAATCAAGTTACAATGAAATTAACTTTGGAAAATCTTACTACTGATGTCAAAGAATTAAGACAGATTATCAAGAAACTTAAAAATAAAGATGCTGATATTCAAAAGACAAATAAGAAAATAATTAAACAACACGATAGGCTATTTGAATTAATAGAAGGTAACAGTTCTAATTATTCCTATGGAGATTAACCATGATGCAAATATTTTTTTTGTTGATGATAATGTCTATGCCTAATCAACCTTCAGTTAAATATAATGCTTCTATATATCCTACAGCAGAAGAATGTCATAAAGCTCTTGATGGATATATGAATGCTTATAATTCTAATTCAGAGGAGTATAAAAATAAAATGGTAACAGAAGCATTTTGTATTCCTTTTGAATCATTTCCTATTGAAAAATTTAAGAAAGAAATAGGAGCTTGACATGGCTGATTGGGAACAACAACTTGCAGCATTACAAACAGATATTAAACACATACTTAATAGCCAGGAGATCATGCAGAAACAAATACGAGATCTACAAAAATTTAGTTCCATGGGAGCTGGGGGATTAAAAGCATTGGTGGTGGTAGGAATTGTTCTTGGCATCGTTGCGAAATGGATGGGTTTTTTTGATTAGTTTTGAGTTATACAAGCAAGATTACAACAGGGCTGCATTCTGAATTTACAGCTGCCGCCTGGCTTACAAATAAAGGTTATACAATTTATTGGAAAACACAGGATAATGATCCAATAGATTTTATTGCTGTTCATAGAGATACAGGAAAATGTTTAAAAATTGATGTTAAAACAGCATCAATAAGAAAGACCTGGAAACCAGGTACATTAATACAAAGAGTACAAAGTAAATATCAAAAAAAATTAGGAGTTAAAATTTTATATGTCTTTAAAGATGGAAGCTGCAAATTTAAAGGAAGTACAGGAAAGAATAAGATCCCATGAGGGATTTGAATTAGATCCTTATGTCGATTCTTTGGGATTTTTAACAGGTGGAGTAGGTCATAAAATACTGCCATCAGAAGAAGTGCCAACAACAGAAGCGGGATGGTTAAAACTTTATGACCAGGATTTTGAAAAAGCTGTTGCAGCTGCGGATGAAATAACACCAGATCACATCCATCCAACTGCATTCGGTATTTGTGTGGAGATGATTTTTCAATTAGGAAAACAAGGCTGTATGAATTTTGCACGAATGCATAAAGCCATTGCTAAACAGGACTACCAGGAGATGGCAAATCAAATGTTAGATTCCAAGTGGCATAAACAAACAAAAGCAAGATGCGAAAGTCTTGCGGAACTAGCGAGGAGTATATGAATAAATTAATGGAAATGTGGAGTAGCCTAAAGCCATCATTAAAAATATTTTTAGTGGTAGCTGCTGGTATTCTTATTTATGCTTTAATTAACAATATGTTTAATTAAAATGTGGCAATTACTTTTAAAGCCCTTGATCGGTGTCGCTGGAGATGCTGTCAAGGGTTTTGCTAAAACTAAAGCTGCTACAGCTGAACAAAAACTAACAAAGATTAAAGCTGAAACTTCCCTCATGGAAAAAAAAATAAAGGGAGAACTTGATTGGGATATTGAAGCTATAAAAGGTGCAAAAGATTCCTGGAAAGATGAATGGATTTTAATTTTGTGGAGCATACCCATGATAATGATCTGGATTCCTCCATTGCAAATTTATGTTGAAGCTGGATTTATGGCATTAAAAAATTCTGTTCCTCAATGGTATTTTTATACCTGGGGAGCAATAATTTCTGCGAGTTATGGAATTAAAGGTGCAACTAAATTTTTCAAGAAATAAGCCAAAAAAAAACCCTCATATTTGATCATACAAGGGTTTTAAAGGGTAGGGTGGTATGATTGTAACCCCCCTAATTGGAGATTTTACCCCCTAACTATATTTATAAATATCGTATGGCTTTAATGGTGTTTTTAGGGATCTCCAAATATTATAAGTTTTAAAATAAACATCTACATAAATTTTATCTTTTTTAATCTCCCTAATTTTTAATCTTTGATGACCTTGGATAAATTTTCTCATATATCCTACATCTCCAAGTTTCATTTCTTCTAATTTAACATTTTCTATTGCTACATAATTCATTTTTTTAATCTCCTTTTTATTGTCCAAATTGTTTTGTCTTTACCGATTGTAAATTTTCCAGATATAACAGCCGCAATCTTTTTAAGATCTTGCAGCTGCTGCTTGTTTAATGTTTCTTTTTTTTTCTTAACCATTTGAAAAAGCCTGGTTAACATCTTGTCTATCTTTTTTAACATCTTCCCAGGTAGTATTATAAAGATTGCTCATTTTATCATCCTCATGTCCTAACTGATTTTTTAATCTATCAGAATTATGACCAGCATCTTTTCTTCTACTGTTATTATGTCTGCGATATTGATGCGGATTAAATTTAGCTGGATCTAAACCAAACTCCCTAACATTTTTTTTAATAGATCTATTCAAAACATTTGAAGCATTTTTATAATTGCCATTTATTGCTGGAAATAAAATTCCTTTAGGATTTTGAATTTCTTTATTATTTAAATAAGCAATCCATTCTTGAATGCCCTGGGCTAATCGATCTGTTAAAGCGACAAGCCTTTCTGATTTATGAGTTTTGGTCATCTCAATATTGCCTGTTTTGGCACATAAAGATTTATTAACATCAACAAATCCTTTTTTTAAATCAACATCTAAAATATCTGTTGCTAAAACTTCACATCCTCTTTTGCCTGTATGGGCTGAATAAAGATTATAAATAAAATCAAATTTAGAAGTGAAATCTTTTCTAGGGCAGCTGTTAGATCCTTTATTTTTTCTTTGCTCCAGGTAATCCAGGAAAGAATCTACTTCCTGTTTTGTTGGAGCTTTCATTTTAATTACTCTTTGTTTTGATTGATGGTTAGATCTATCAACCATGACACAAGGATTTATTTTCATCCCAAAATTTTTAACAACTGCTAATTTACAAGCAGCTTCAAACTTTGCCCAGCATTTAGGATTTAAATTTTTATTTAATTTCTTGGCAAACAAGGCTGAAATTTCATCCGCTATTTCTGGAGTAATTTGGCTGCATTTATAATCAGCTATTTTTTTATCTCTAATTTTTAACTGATGCTTACTATCTCCTCGGATAACTTCCAGGAAAAGAAGATAATCGTTATAAGTTCTCTCCCTTAAACCAGTTGTTGGATCTTTTTGATGCAGCTCCCATTTAGTTAAATAAATTTTTTCCAAACTATCCAGGGCAAATAAAAATGGTTTATCTTCCGCAGAATAATTACCATCATCAATAGATCTCTCTAGTTCTTTTTGTAATTTATCTGCCTTGATATAGGCAGCAGCTGCGGGAAGTTTTTTTGTAATCTCAACACTTTTTTTTCTTCTTTTTTTTGTGATAGGGCATTCATACCAGAACATCTGGAAACTTCTTTTGCCGCTATTTGATAAAAAAATTTCTCCCATTATTTTACTCTCCTTTGTTTTAAAATGTGATTTAAGAAATCAACAGCCACCCAATCATATTTATCGCCTGGTAAAAATTTGGTTTGTTTTTTTCTTTCAAGTAACTCATTTACTTTTTCGGTGGATAATAAATTCCAGCGGTCATATTTTTTGAACCAATATGGATCTCTATAAGTGTAACCACCAGCAATCAAAACTCTATTCATAATCTCCTTTAGTTAATTGTTTTTTCCCATCGCAGCCTTTTTGCTGGAGAGGATTTTGCGTACATTGCAGCTGCATTTTTTGATTTCCATTTTCTTGCATATTTTTGTTTATGAACAACTTGGAAACCAGCAGCTTTGTAATAACTTCCATTTTCATCTTCCCTGGTAAAAGTAATTAATTTTTTATATCCTAGTTCTTTTGCTCTTTTAGAAATTGAGCTAACTAACATTGATGGTATTGGAGAAGCATGATCTTGATTAAATTTCATTAATTCAACATCAAATTCATCCGCATCTTTTTCATCCAGGAAAGCAATTCTTGTAATCTCTAAAGTTTTTCCATCATCCAGGCATCGACCAACAGGTCTGCCAACTACCGCAACACCATTTAAAATTTTATCTGGTTTTGGTTCAACAACCAAATATTCACATTCATATTCCAGGACATAAATATCTTTTTCAAAGTGATAATATAAATTACTTATTCCCTCAAAACTATCCTCTATAAAACCATCTTCAAAAAGATCTGCTCCCTGGCATTCATAAAAATCTTTAATTGCAAAATGTGCAGCTGGATGAACCTCATCGTTATTGTTAAAATCTTCTTCTGTATTTCTGAAAACTCCCAGGGTAAATTTATGCCCCTGGGGTTTAATATTATGTTTATGAAATTTATCGATTATCTGTTGGGCAACAGTAAAATTATAATCGCAAATTTCTATATTATTTTTATTGGTTAGCATCTTTTTGTGTTTCGTAAAGTTTATCAAAATTCTGGGCAGCTAGATCTTTTACCCAATTTTTAAAATCTGCGTATTTGAAGATATTTTCGGTATCTCCGTTGGGAATTAAAGTAACCAATTGCAGCGACCATGCCACCCATTCATTAATGAAATCATTCTTGGTAAACTCTTTTTCACCCAGGAATGATCCCTGGTCTACAGTAATTGTTTTTTCTGCCATTATTTAACCTCACTTTCTTTCCAGGTATTTCCAGCAGCAATACAAGGCTCTCCTTTTTTTGCTGTTAAGGCATAAACTTTGCCTTGCTGGGGTTTATTTATTGTTTCCTTAACCAGTTCTGGTTTTCCAGTATCGCTATTGTATTCATACTCTTTGATGCTTACGATAGGATCTGGTTTCGTATTATAAACTACTTTTATCATTGGTTTTTTTGCCATTATTTAACCCCCATTCCATCATTAAAAAGTTTATCTATTTTAGTCTGTGTTTTTTTCTTAACTGCTGCCTGGACACACAAACCATGAAAATATAAATCAAAAAAATTCCAGGCTTTAGTATCAACCTTGTTTTGTTTTAGATTTTGCAACCCTAAACAAGCCAGGTTAAAATCTTTTTTATTTTTCTTGCTTGGCATCTTTTTATCTCCTTACAATACTAATATAAGCATTAAATGCTAATAGTCAAGGCGGAGTTCGCAAAAAATGCTAATTAATTTTTGTGTATCAATTTGTGTATCAGCAGCCAATGGGTTTCAGCGGGTTTCGGTGGTTTTAGATGGATGTGATTTTTTTTATAGAATTTTTAAAATTAATGTTTATAGCCATTATTTAGCTGCGGGAGTAGTTCAGCTGGTTAGAATGCCGCCCTGTCACATGGCTGTTCATTGGTAATATATATAGAAAAATACGAATTGTGTATCAATTTGCGTATCAAGAAAATTTTATTATTTAATTTTTAGAAAATATTATTGGGCTTCAATGGGTGTCAATAGTGATACACAATTAGCATTTGTGTTTGCTGTGGATTCTTTTTAACCAGGTAACATAAAGGTAAGGCGGCACAGAAAAAAACCCATTACTTTCTTTTGGAGAAATCTTTTTTACCCTAAAATTAACGATCTGATTAGTTTTTAAATCTACCTGGTACAATGTAACCAAGCCAGGCACATTAAGTCTTTCAGCTATCGTTTTTGTAACAATAAACGACTTAAAATTCTGTCCTTTATCATAAGCTGTTTCAATTACTGCAAGTGGAGATTTACACTTTTTGCAGATCTCAACTGCATCAATATCAATCATTGCTAAACCATCAAATTGTCTGTGAAATTCGGAGTAGTGATCTCCCTGGTTAAAATAATTATGCCTTGCCATCTGGAATTTTTTTATTTCCTTGGTTCAGCTCTTGTCGTAAATCAAAATTCTTGTCCGCCCATTTCTCCAGGCGATCTTCTAAAAACTTATTGTGTGTTTTTAATTCCTTATTATCTTTTCTTAATTCCTTATTGTGTTTTTCAAGATCTCTATTTTGTTTTTCCAACGCAGCAGATTCAGCACTCATGCCTCATTCCCCCAAGCATCCCATCCATTAGTTTTTTGTCTAGCAAAAAGTTCAATGCGTGGAAGATCGCCACACAACTCTATTATGCGATCTCTTACACAATCTGGTTTTCGTGAGTGTTCTCTTATTTTTTCTATAATAACTTGATGTACTTTTGCAGAAATTCTTTTTGGTTTTCCTTTAATAGCAAGTAAACAAATTTCAGAATTTGATCTTGTCCATCTTCCCATTCCCCAAAATAAACTATCAGCTATTTTATTTTTTTTTACCCAATTAAAAGATACAGTTTTATATTCAAAATCCCATTTTTTTATAACTTCTAATCCTTGATCTAAAAACGGAAAAGGAATCCATATAAATAAAATACAATCTTTATTAGAAATATGTTTTATAGGAAGATTTTTAATATCTTCTATATTCATACAATCATAATGTTTATGCGGACTTCTTGCACCGCCTTTTTCTGACCAAGATAAATAATGCCAAGGAGGATCAGCATAAATAATGTTATATTTTTTATCTGGGAAAGGTATCATATCGTGCCGCCATAAGAAACATTTGATAATTCTTTTTCTTCTTCTTTAAGTTCTAATACCGCTTTTTTTAAATAAACAGCTCCATCCAATAATTCCTCAATGACATTTTCCAGGGCTTCAATTTTATCCATCCTGGTTGTTGCCATAGTATTTTTATATTTAGAAATTCCCGCATTGGATCTTTCCGCCATCTGATTCATTAAGCTGGTTACAATGGGATCTTTGGTTTTCACTTGAATTTTATTTCCATCCATTCAACTAATTTTTTATGCGGAATCATGTACCGCCTATTTATTCTGGTCATAGGCAATTGATTTGTATTTATTAAATAAATTACTCTTTTTTGTTTAACTACATCAGACAGCTGCGGATTGTAGAGAATATTCCCCACATCCGCAGTTGTTAATAATTGATTAGGATTACGATAGAGGTATGTCATCAATATCCCATTCTGGAGCTTTGCTCGGAGCTGCTGCTGGTCTAATCGGAGCTGCTGCACCATCGCTTGGCTGTGCATATTTTGGATCGTGATCGCCAAAGTTAATGGTCATTTTTGGATTACCCGCTTTTGTAAATCCTTTCCACATCACAATATCGTATTTTCCAGCGGGTATAGTAATATCTTCTTTTACTTCATATCCCTGGCTATGTGATTTAAATCCTGGTCGTTTTTCTGGTAATTCATTAACTGCATCTTTAAGCTCATCTGTTTGGGCAAAAACATCTATATAAATTACATTATTGCCGCTTTTATTTGTCTTAACACCTTTAATTGCCATTACTTAACCTTTCTTTAATTGTGGGGGGTAGATTATCGTGATTTACAAGAGCTTTCGGATTATCTGCCCCCCTGTTATTCCCAGTCTTGTTTTTTTTGTCTAAGGAGGTAGTCTGCTGGGAAACTGCCATCTCATCCTCGGAGTAAAAATCGCCATGCATTCCTGTTAATTTTAACACAGCACGATCAATGGCTCTTTTTTCTGCCATTGCTACAGGATAAGAATTTCTATTATTTTTTGGTGTACATTCGCCAAAGGTAATAACTTTAATACCGCCTTTAACTGCTGTGCATTTTACAACACAGCTGGATAATGCCAGGTCTATAAATTCAACATTTAAATCAACAATTACAATTTTTTCTTTAAGCTGTATTCTCTCAATTGATTTATGATAAATTACCCAAGTACCATGGCAATCCCACACATCGCTTTTTTTTAAATTATGTTTTTGTAAAAGATCTTTTATATCAGCTGCTATTTTTACTTTTGGCATTTGTCATCCATCCAGGTTGTTTGTTTAATGTGATTCCAAATATTTCTATATGAAATAGGATCTAATCCTTTTTCCTGTCTTTTTTTCCTGGCAGCACAATCTTTTTTTACTTTGTTTTCTGCCCAATGCAATTTCCAATCGGCTGCGGTTATGAGCCATTTGAATTTAGGATTTTTATTTTTTACTTCATGTAAATTTACTAATTTAGCTGTCATATTTGCCCCCATAGTTGTTTGCATCTAGCGACATACTCATCGCCAAAATCCCAAAAAGGATCTGAAAATTCTGGATCTATTTTGGATAAAATTTCTGTTAGTGATTTGGATGAAGAAACAATATT